ACAAGCCTTTGGTGAGAAGTGGTCTGGGGAAGCAATCAAGGAATTGGAGAAGATATTAGCATGATTAAGAAGGCACTGAAATTTCTAGAAGCCATTGCCTTCATTGTGGATAAGGTTACCGTTCCAGATGATGAGTGGGATGAGCAAGAGTGGGCAGATGAAGAGTATGAGGTTGAAACCCGCGCCTTCTTTTCTAGCCGTGTTGAGAATGCTCGCTTTCTTGACAGGGCAAAAGGCTTTCTTGGTGACCGCATCCAGAACATTACCGAAGAGACACCGGGAGGCACTGCACTGAAAGCTGGCGGGCGTGCTGACTTTGTTAGGGACATGAGAGAATTCATGGTAAATGAGGGCATGGCTAAGGAGGATGAGTTTAGAGATGCTAGGGGTGTCACTGACATCCGCAGTGAGGCACGGCTCAAGCTGATCTACGATACCAACCTAAGACAAGCTTACGGCTACGGAGAATGGAAGCAGGGACAAACGCCAGCGATCCTAGAAAGCTACCCAGCCCAGCGTTTTCGCAGATCGTTTAAGGTTACCACACCGAGGCCGTTGCATGTTGAGAATGATGGCGAGGTTAGGCTAAAGTCAGATGTTGATTTCTGGCTTGAGATGAACAATGAAGAAATCGGTGGCTTTAATGTGCCTTGGGGTCCGTGGGGATTCAACAGCGGCATGGGCATTGAGGACGTTGACAGAGAGGATGCTATCAAGTTAGGCTTGAAGGTTGATGATGTTGAGCCAACCAAGGGCGAACTAAACGACAACCTCACATATTCCACCAAGACAATGGATGACGATGTTAAGGCCAAGCTACGCAAAGAGCTAGAGGCGTTTAAGCTGGCACGCAAGAAATTCATTGCCAGAGGTGATGAGTTAGGGATCAGATAAGACCCCTAAATAAATATGTAAATAGTTCTTTACAATAATGATGCCTACCTGTATGGTAGTTACATCATGAAAAAAGAAACCATTATTAAAAACATCTGTGAGTCATCTCACATCCGCGAATCGCTTGTTAAATCAGTCATTGCTGGCTTTGGCGGCATCCGATCATTTAAGGAGTCTGCAAGTGACGTAGTCAACCACGGCATCGATGCTGGGTTTGGCAACTTCATTTACTACCGTGACACCGTAGCCTTTGCCGAGTCTAACCTAGACGACATTCTGGACCTAGCCAAAAGCGAGGCCGAAGAGTATGGCTTGGGGTTGCTTGAGTTCATACGTGGATTCAACTGCATTGACAGCGACCTGTTCAGTGTTGATGCTATTGGCCTTTGCGTCTTTGGAAGTAGCAGAGACGTAACCATACTTAACGCTCTAGCTTGGTATGCCGCTGAGGATGTTTGTAGAGTCTATGATGACGTTATTAACGATCCCCACTTTAAGGAGAGCATAACCAAGCGCAAGGAATTACATGAATATATCCACGGACCATCAGCCTAATCTAAACTAACAACACAAGCCCGCCCCCTTAATTGGGAGCGGGCTTTTTGCGGGACCACACGCAACCATTGCACAACTGCAAAATCTTAGCGTAAACTGATTGCCATGATCGTAACCGCCTTAGACAGCAAGATTACAGAAGGCGACAGCCTTGCTCAAATCGTCTACATTCCAGAGGGTGTGCATAACATCACACCTAGCGTTGATGGCGTTGCTAAAAATGTCACAGTCAACATGACCCCAGAAAACGGGCAAGAGATAGCTGACGTTATTCAAGCAAGCCTAACGGAAAGATTAGAGCAGAATGTTAGACCTTATTTCGACTTTGACCACAATGACACTGGACCAGCAGCCGCCCTACCTAAACGCTTCTATTATGAAGAGGGCAAGGGTCTAATGATGGAACTAGAGTGGACTGGCAGCGGCAAGCGTGCCATCGATGCTAGAGACTATTCCTATTTTTCACCCACCTTCCACTTAGGCGATAACGGCCTGCCAGTGGGGCTTCCATCTACGGGACCAGCGGGCAGTCTTGTTAACGAGCCTGCCTTCCGTAATATCCCAAGAATAGCCGCATCATTCAATGCGGATCAACCAAACAAAAACAACAATACAATGAGTGAACTTATCACATGTGGCCTCTTGACTGAGGCAGAGGGTGGCAGCGTAGAGCTAGCCACCAAACGTGTCGAAGCTCTCAAAGTCGAGGCCGCCAAGGTTGAGGCTTTGCAGTCTAGCCTTGACGAAACAACCCAGAAACTTGAAGCCGCTGAGGCCAAGTTGCAAGAATCCAAAGAAGCAAGTGCAGCCTCGGTTATCGAAGCAGCTATCGCTGATGGACGTATCGCAGCTAAGGACGAAGTAACTCAAGACTTCTGGAAGCAGCAAGTTGTCGCCAATGGTGACTCCGCAGTAGCAGCCCTTAATGCAGTGCCAAAGATTGGCGGTGACATTACCGAAACCAAAGTTAAGGCATCTGCCGAGGCTAAAGAAACCAAAGTCGAGCTTCACGGCACAGCACTTATCGCTGCCGCCCTTGCTGACGAACAAGAATCTAACTAAATAATACAATGGCAAACCCAACATTACTAGACATTGCGAAGCTTAACGGCAACCGCAAAGAAGTCGGCTTGATTGAGTCCGTGCTTGATGCAGCCCCAGAAATGGAAATCCTGCCAGCCCGCACTGTCTCTGGAACAAGCTACATGACGGTTGACCGTCACTCCCTTCCAACTACTGGATTCACGAAAGCCAATGAGGGCATCGCACCAAGCAAGTCTGACTTTAAGACACGCTTAGTCGAGACTTTCATCTTCCGTGGTGCAGTCAACGTGGACAAGGCAGTAGCTACCGCTTACGAAGACGGAGCAGCCGCTTACCAAGCAATCGAAGCTCAAGGCGTTATGCGCTCCGCTATGATTGAAATTGGCAAGCAGGTCTACTACGGCACTGACGAAGACGCTAACGGCTTTGACGGACTCCAAGCAATCAACACAGCACACGTTGCTGGTGGTTCTGGACTTCGCATTGACGCTACTGGCTCAACCGCAGACACCGCATCCTCAGTCTACGCTCTTAAGCTCGGACCTGAGTTTGTTCAGATGGTCTACGGCGGCGGCGCACCAATCAGCCTTCCACGTTTCCGTGAGGAGTCTGTAACTGACAGCAATAACGGTCAGTATGACGCTTACGTTTCTAACCTTACAGCATGGGCTGGCCTACAGTGTGTTCATCCATACGCAGTTGGCCGTATCTGCAACCTTACAGCACAAGCTGGCAAGGGACTTACAGACGAGTTGCTTGCTGAGATGATCGCAGCGTTCCCCGTTGGTTTCACCCCAGACGTTCTCCTTATGAGCCGCCGTTCACGCCGCCAGTTGCAAACTGCGCGTGCTGGCTTGGTATCTCTTCAAGGTGACGCTAAGACTGGAACCCTTGGTGGTGGATCGGCATACGTGCCTACTCCTACCAACTTTGAGGGAATCCCAATCGTAGCAACCGACAGCATTATCAACACCGAAGCAATCGTTGCCTAACATCCCAACCCGCTAGAAGATCGATGAAAACAGCAACTTACCATCAAGCAGCTAACGGCTCTAAAGAGTTATTCGTTTTGGCTGAAAATGACGACAATACTGTTAATCTCGGACTCGAAAATGGCACGGCAATCGTAACTGGTTGCCGTGTCACGGAGGGTTTTGAAATCGGTGCTTGCACCATCATCGCTCCTAAAAAGGCGGCTAAGAAAACAACCAAAAAAAAACTAACTAAATAAATATCATGGCTTACGAATTCAATCGCAACCAAGTTGACGCTTCCAAGGAAGTTTCCGTCACAATGTTAACTGGTGGTGCTAACAGCCCATCAATCGACCTAGAGCAAGAAATCGGTGGAGACATCGAGGCCGTTGCCGCTGAGATCGAGATCCCTGTAGAGGCACTTCTCACAGATGCTAAGAACCTTTTCTTTGCACTTGAGGACTCTGCTGACAACAGCACATTCGCCGCAGTTGACCCAGCTATCACCACATCCGTAGTCGGAGCAGGTGGAGTTGGCAATGCAGCTAAGAGCGTTCGTTTCCGCTTGTCTCCAGCAACTCGCCGCTACATCCGTGTAGCTCAGACTGCTGACAGCACACCGGGAACCCTCGCTAACGATGTGACTCTCCGTCTCCTGTTCTAAAAACACATCTCTGTTTCATAACAATATAGTGTATCAGCCCTGCCGTCCGTGTTTGTTCATGCGGCGGTGGGGTTTTTCTTTATCATGGCTTGGATTACATTAACAACTGACGACATCCGTAACAGGCTTGCCGAGTGCGAGCTTGAGGCAATCGAAGAAACTGGCGGTGGCACTGGCGATAGGCTCGCGGGTATCCTTGACCAAGTGACTAGCCTAGTGAGGGCTAAAGTCGGAGCATGTAACCGCAATGAGCTAGGCACAGCAGGGACTATCCCTCAAGAGTGCCTACACTCAGCCGCTACCATCGCCCGCCACAACCTTAGAGCCACATTGCCAACCACTGGCAGTGAGGATGAGGGTGAGATGAGGCGCAGCGAATACCAAGATGCCATGACATTTCTCAATGATGTTGCCGATTGCAAAATTGGCATCGTCTCAGACTCCACTTCCCAAGTTGGTGGCCGTGCTAATGGTTGCTACGGAGGTGATGACAAATACGTATTTTAATGAGCGTTTATCTCGACAGGGCAGACCAAATGGCAACTCTCATTGAGGGGCTTTTTGATGATGGTCAAGTTGCTGTTGTGGTTGACCGCCAGAAAGATATCACCGCTGAATTTAACAAGCGCATAGGCAAGGTCAAAGGTGGCGTTGCCGTCATAGAGTGGCTAGGAGCATTGACAGCCAATGTTGACCTAGACGACTTACGGGTAGCCAGCAAATATTCCGTTACTGTTATTACTAAGCCAGTCATACGGGACCACGCTGACCTATTGCCAATAGATGATCTTGTTGAGAGTATTGCTTCAGCATTACACGGCTACAATCCAGATGCCAACCACTGTTTAGACAGCATGAGAGTGACCAGCATTGACCCTGTAGCAAACCAACAATTCAGAGTTTACATCATACGTGTAGAACAAGATTTACAATCATGAAAAAGAAGTCAAGCAAAGTAAAATCAGAAGCAACTGAGCAACCAGCACCCGAAGTTGTATCCAAGCCAGTAATGCTAAAAGTAGAAATAACAGCAGACCGTGCCAAAGTTGGCAACTGCATCTGTGCCAAAGGCGCAGTCATATCAATCACTAAAGAGCAGGCCGATGCTCTCGTTAGCGCAGAGCTAGCTAAAATAATTGGCATCTAATCACAAACCAACAATAAAATGGCAGCCCAATACTACCTACAAAAACGAATCATCGGCGGTTTTGCCGATTTTATCCCGCACGGCGAAACAGTCGATGCTCTCACCACATCTCCAACGGTTATCCCCGACGATGACCCAATTACAAACTGGACAGATTACAACCTTGGATGTGTTCAAGAGGTGCAGTTTGACAGCGAGACAGAAGACGAAGAGGACTACTGCCCAGCCGAAACAGGTGGGTATTCTAAGAGCATTACACGGACCACAGTTCGTGATACAATGACACTCACCCTCAAAGATCACTCTGAGCCAATTTTCCGTTTACTCTTCGGACTTAATCAGAAGCTTACAGGTGCAACTGGACAACAGCCATTTGAGAACCTTGGAGATCGCGAGATCACTGGATGGCTTCGCCTTCGCGGAGTAGGATCAGCCGCAGAGGCTCTTGCTATCGTTAAAGTTGAGGTCAAGATGAGAATTTCAGACTACCCCGGTTGGAGCCAAACGGCAGCCAAGCCAGTAGTTGAAATGGAAGTTATCGCCAACACTCTTAACGATCTAACCGACGACGCTATCCTAACCGCTTAATAAGCAATGGCTTTTTGCTCAAATCTTAGAATCACGCAAAACGGCGTAGTGCTGTTAGACTATGATGATAAGATAGATGCCCCCCCATCGGTGAGTGGGGAGCAGACCGTTCAGGTCACTCCCTACCTCCGATCGGATACGGTGGGCATCTTCCCTAGAGGCAACCAGTCACACACCATTGAGTGGACAAGTAGCGAACCTGTATCAACAGCTAACGCTACTGCCACCCGATCATTCTCACATCCCGTCAACCTGCCAAGGGAGCAGGGTGACGTTGTGATTAACCTAGAAAATTCTTCTAACTCTTTTCGCTTAAAGGATGCCGTGATTCAATCATGGTCATCTGATTGGGACAACAGAAGGGAATCC